CCTCGGACGGGTTGAAGATTGCCACTGCAAACCCCCGCCCCCTCAACTTCCGAAGCAACTCGCTCTCATCCTTGGAGAGCCCAGCCTTGTAAGCACTGCGGTACAGCATCACTCACTTCGCTTTCTTCTTGGCCTTCAGGTGATCGGGGATACGCTTCCCGAACTCGGTGATCGAGGCAATCGCAGCCTTGCTCAAGGCAGTCCCCTCGGGGCGGGCCTCGACAAGATGCCTCAACTGGGTGAACACAAGGTCAGCCGTGTCTTGGCCGATGTTCTTGCAGAACAAATCGATGGCAGAGTCCATCCGCTCCTGGCTGTACTCCCTCTTGATGCAGGTCACGACCGAAGTCAGAAGGGTGACGGTCAGGTCAGCCCGCTTCTTGTCGTGCTTGAACACCGAGGGGTCCTTGATCGCAGTCTCGGGGTCAACCAAGTCCTGCTGCTCAACGAACCGGATGAAGTTGCCGCCGGTCTGCTTGCCTACAAGACCGTAAGCAATCTTGGACATGATCGGCTTCGGTGCGTTGACTGCCGTGGCAGCAGCAAGGCAATCCCGCAGATACTTCCAAGTACGGGGAGTGGGGTAAGCCATCTCCTCGTCACTCTTGGGGACGTTGATGAGTTCCCCGGAGTTCTTGTTGGTGTAAGCCACGATGCTTGCACCAATCTGAGACTTGAACCGCCGCCAGTCGTCGGGAAGGACAGGAATCCAGCGGGGCTGGAAGTTGTCGTCTTCCGACAGCATGCCGTCGTCCCAAGCCTTCTTGTCGTGCTCCCAGCCCCAGTGGAAGAAACGATTGGCCATCGACCTCTCCAAGGGACTGGCATTGGGAGCCATATGGGAGGGGTTGCAGGCCGACAAGATCATGGTGTCGGGGTGAATCTGAAGATCACCCAGCCGCCGCTCAGTCAGCATGGACAGAAGGGCAGCCCGCACCGAAGGAGGAACCGTCGTCAACTCGTCAATGAACAGGATGGCACCGGGCTGGGCCAGCCTTGCAGCCCACAGCGGCGGGGTCTGCATGAAGAACTTCTTGCACTCCGACACAAACGGAATGCCGGAGAAATCTTCCGGGGCATGGGTCGAGCCGATGAGATACATCAGGTCTCGGCCAAGGACTTGGGCCCACTGAAACACCACAGAGGACTTGCCGACACCCGGCACACCTTCGGTCAGGCCGGGAATCCCAGACTGAGCCACGATGGCAAGGGGAGTATTGGGGCAAGCCTTCGACCACGATTGCGTTGAAGCAACCACAAGAACCTCCTGAAAAGGGTGAGAGTGTCGGGGGGCTGCGGATCGACCGGCCCACAGCCCCGACCGCCTTCGGCGGTATCGCGTACTGACGAGAAAACTAGGTGCAGAAAGCCATGACTTGTTCGGCCTTGGCCTTCTGAATCTCGGCGGCCAAGTCGCCTCCCTATGCTGTGAAGTCCATCGCTGCATGAGCACAGACGGCATCCTCAACCTTCTGTGCGGCATCCTTCAGGTCTTGGAACGTCACTCCGAGTAACGATCCATAGCGGTCAAGCATGTCCTTGACCTCCATGCACTCAGCAGTACGGCTTGCCACGCCGTTAGCCCGCTGCTTCTTGGTGCCCAAGTCCTTGAGGCTTTCCTCGACAACTGCCAGACGTTCGGCGGCAATCCGCTTGACTGCATCGCAGACGCAGCGGAAAGACCTCTCATTGGGCTTGAGAGGGAACTTGGTGACCGTGAACAGCAGGTCAGTCTGGCTCTGCTCGATCCGGTCGCAGACCTCGATGAAGTCCTTGAGCCCGGCCTCCGGCAGGAAGTAATTGCCGCCGGTCTGGCGAACCAAGATGCCGCCCAAGGACTCAATCAGCCGTGCCACGGCAGAAGAGACCTGGGTCGTCGGCCACCAGTTGAGTTTGCTGTCGTAGACCTTCTGGATAGCGGCCTCAATCTGAGCCTTATGGTTGTCCACCTGGGGCACAAACTGAGGGTTGTGCTTCAGGATGCGGACAATACCCTTGTCCACCGCCACAGACATGACGAACTCGCGGAAGTTCTCTTCCTCGCCACGCTCTACCTGAACAGCCTCACAGCCCAGCACGTTGTCGGCCAAGGGCTCGATCTTGATGGGCCGCCCCCTGACCTTGATGTTGCAAGCATCAATGAAGGCACTGAAGGCATCCTTGATGGCCGCCGCAGCGTTGCTGGTCTTGGGCAGAAGGTGGACTCGGCTCACCTTCTCATAGGCTTCCCGCAAGTCCTCAATGAGAACCGAGCCCGGCTCCCACCAGATAAAGGCCCCGTCCTCACCGGAGCCATCGACTTGGAATACTCGCTCGTTCATTAGTGGATATGCCTCCTAGTGATGATCTCTTCCAGTTGACGCTTAGTGTCCACCGCATTCCTTGCGTACTGCCTAGCCTGCTCTATCTGCTCCATCGTGGTGTCGGGGTGAGCAAGCAACTCAACGATCATGTCGCACTGTGTCCTCAGATTCCTTTCGAGGTTTCTGACGATCCTCCTTGCCGTCACGCTGTTCATTGGCTTACTCCTCGCCCTTGGCCTCGCAGGCCGGGCAAACCGTTACGTTCTCAAGGTGAAGAAACTTCCCGCAGCAGTCGCAGCAGTCAGACTCGGGCATGCCGGTCCTCCTTAGTGAAATAGGGCGGTCAAACTATGAATCAGGCCTAGAAAACAGGGCCTCAGCAGAGGGGCAGTGCAGCCAAGGCCCTATGCTCTTCAAGCAGGGCTTCGCCGCCGAAATCAACACAGGACTTCATCCAAGTCAGGCTTCTCTTCTCGGTCGTCGCCAAGGGATGGGCCTGGGTCCTGTGCTTAGAGGTGGTCGTTGAGTAGCGGTCCTCGTTCTCAAACCACTTGCCTGAAAGCCGGTCGAAGATGAACAAGGGCCAGTGGGTGCCATAGGAATAAACCACATAGAGGTCGCCAATGTTCAAGCCATAGATATTGGCAGCCTTGAAGTTGGCCTTCTGCTGAACGCTAGTCCGGCAGTTTCTTGTCGATACCCCCACGGCCAGTCTCCTTGTGCTTTGAGTGTCGAGTCACTGTCAACAAAAAACCCCCGGCCCAAGGTGGTTAGCCTTGAACCGGGGGCCACACAGGAAACTCAGCCGATCATCAGGAGTAAGCCTCAGTCTCGATGTACCCCGAGACATCCTCCAGCCACTCGATCACCATCCTCTCCGGCTTGGGCACCAGATAGGCAATCACCTCTTGGGAATCTGGCATAGGTTCACCCCATAACGAAGTTGTTTGAGACCACCCAACTGAGAACTGCACCGGCAGCAAACCAGAACACCGAATCGTCAGAGCAGAGGGCTTTCATCTCAGCCCTCCTTCTTGGTGCCACGCTTCCGAAGGCCAGCAGCCATAGCCGCCGACTTCCAAGCCTGATAGTCAGGGGAAGCGAAGAAACCCTCTAGGGCCTCGACCTCCTCCAAGTACCAGGCAGCCTTGTTGTCGAACCGGAAGTTAGGCCAACGAGCCCGGACATAGCCCAGTGGGTAGACAACTGACTGGAACGGAGCCCCTTCGATGTCAACCTTGTCCTCGATGGTGCGGTGCTTGGGCTGCTCGACCGCCTTGACAGGCTGGACAGGAATAGGGGCCTCAATCAAGTTCTGCACAATCAACTCACGGGACTGCTCAAGAGACTCGACCACGGCGGGGCTGGAAGGAACTTCCTCGGTGACCACAGCGTCACCCTCAGCCAGAATCTCAGCGATCAGGGAATCAAACTCGGCAACATCTTCGGGCTTCGGCATAAGGGATACTCCTTAGGGAAAGGTGATCGACCACCAACAAAAAACCCCGGTCAGCCACTAAGTGACTGCCGGGGCAAGGGGAGGACGTTAGTCAGTTGACGGCCTCGACCAAGACTTGAATGGCCTCGGGCACGATCTCCATGGAGAGAAACCCGTTGGCCTCCAAGACTTCAGTGGCCGCCAGATGAGCATTCAGGATTTGCTCATCCTTCTCGGCCCCAGCATCGAAGTAATCCCGGGGATCGAAGTCAGGATCAACTTCGGTGATGGTGCGGTCAGCAACCTTACGGACCAGATGGGCCACGACAGAGTGGAACTGAAAGTACTTCATGGCGAAGTCTCCAGAGAGAGAAAGAACCAAGGGGGATCGAGAGGCGACCACCCCACAGCCCCGACCGCCTTCGGCGGTATCACGCGGGACTGACTAACGAAGAACCCGGGTCCAAACCCAAGTCAGAATGTTCAGGACAACCTTGAGAATTACCGCATAGACCAAGAAGGCCCAGTTGCCTGACAAGACAGAGAAGGCAAAGCCAATGTTGATTAGCAGGGCAAGTCTCCTTGTCTGCTAAGGGTGAAAGAGAGAACAAAAAACCCCCAGAGCCACTTGGCTCCGGGGGTCAAGGTTCTCACTACCAGGGCTGGGCCGACTCGGCCCGCTCCAAGTAGTTGTCGCAATCGTCCAAGTACTCCTCAAAGTCCTTGTAGCCAGCCGCAATAGCGGCCAGTTCAAGTTCAATCTGGTCCGAAACGGACTCCCAGTGCTGCCTAACGGCAGCCCACTCCTCGTCCGAGCACTGGATGACGAAGTTAGTCCACTCAAGTTGGGCCGTAGCCATGGCAAGTCTCCTTGCGTGAGGGGGAGAGAACAAAAAACCCCTGGCCAGCCTTGCGGCTGACCAGGGGGATTGGGGACTGGGATCAGGCCCGGTAAGCCTTGATCTTGCCGGCGGCAGTCCATTCGGCCAGTTTGGCCGAAACCTCCTCGATGCCTTCGGCATAGCAGCAGCCGTTTCCACGGCCGATCTCGAACCGAACATACCCCTTGGGGTAGAGGGTGAGAATCATGCCGCTTTTCTTGCAGACGAAGACCTCCTTGCCCTCCACCGGGGAGTAATCCTTGGGCTTGGGGGCGAGGAAGGCCTTGATGGCCTCATGGTGGACCGAGAAAGCGGCATCCCCAAGCATGTTCTTGAGGACGGGCTTGGAGTACTTGGAGCAGTCGAGCGTAGCCATGGGAAGAATCTCCTGTGTGGGAGAGGGAGAGAACTACCGTGAGCCAAGCGGCCCAATCGGCACCCCAACCACAGCCCCGACCGGCTTCGCCGGTATCGTGTGGGCCTGTGAGCGGGGAGCGACCGGGGCAAGGCTTTCACCCTGCCGCCGACCGCCGACCAAACCACAGCCCCGACCACCTTCGGTGGTTGTGCGCACACGGCCCCTTCGGGGCAAAGCCCATTGCCTTATCCCTAAAGGGATAATCCGCCACAGCCAACCAACCAACTCCCACCAACTGCTTACAGCAGTTGAGCCCAAGAGACCGATAGAGCCGACACCAACTGCTTCGCAGTTGAGAGGGGCCAACTGCTACGCAGTTGAGGTCGAACCAAGGGGCCAACTGCTTTAGCAGTTGAGAGTGGACCGAGGCCGAGTCTTGCTCCAACTGCTTTGCAGTTGACGGTCGAACCGATGGCAACTGCTTCGCAGTTCAGGGTCAGGGTTAGCCTTCAACTGCTTAGGCAGTTGTGGGAAAGGTGGGTTTGACGAATGTCAAACCGTTTGTGGGCAAGGACTTGCGGAAAGTGCGGGACCGTTCGTTGCGGTATGGCACCTTAGAAACTTGGGGCATAAAGCCACAAGTTTCAAGAAGGCCCCGCCCCCCCAAAACTCCTCGGATCATTCATTACGTTCCCCTCCTGATTTTTTTCTCAGTTTCAAAACCGGGGGTCCACATATCCATCCCGCCTTAGTGTGCTTCGCCCCGTCCTGCTCAACAACGCCAGCGAACCCGTAGATGCCAGCAACAACTCCCCGGAGGACATAAAAGCACTAGGCACCGCACACTCTCTCTTGGAGGCTCTCATGCCCATGATGCCAGACCCCATGTCCATGTCCTCGGAGGACCGCATTCGTCGTCTCATGGGTAGCCTGCCCTCTATGCAGGCCCCGCCCGTGGAGCCCACGCCCGACATCGAGCCGGGCCCCATGGGCGACTTCTCTCCCCAGGCCCAGGGTGGCTTTGAGTTCGACCAGCACGCCGGTGCCATGGGACAGGACATCCCCAGTGGCATGCCCCGGTCTCCTGGCGGTCAGACCGGCAATCCCCGCTACGACGCCATGCGTGCCCAGAGGGCCATGGAGCACCAGCAGCGGCAGCAGGCGAACATGGCTGCCTATCGCAACAGCCGCAACTACTAAGTCGGGAGACTGGCATTGGCTGGGCCTACTGGTCGGTTTCTGGGCACTGGTGGCGTTCCCTCTTCGCCCAGGGTGCGCAGTGGCGTCTTGTCTGCTGCCCGGCCCACCGGGAACATGCGAGCCCTGGTCGAGAAACTTAGTGCCGCCGGCTCCGACTCCGAGGCTATGCACGCAGCCCTAGTCCAGAACAATGCCGCCCTGATTCAGCAGGCACCAAAGGTCAGCATGCGCCCAGAGGATATGGGCGAGTCTGCGCTGTTCGCCCGCCCAGACGAGTTTTCCTATGTCGGCAACGTCACCGACGTTACCGGCAACGACGTAGGTCCGACTTTCGCCAAGCAGATCACCCCAATGGGCTTCCTTAGGGAGAGGCTCTTGGGCGACCTGGCCGAAGGCGTCGAGCAGCGGCTTGTGGAGAGAAATCAGCCAGGGCAGAACGGGCTGCTTCCGCAGGTCGGCAGGGATGGCATGAAGGCCCAGATCAATCGTCCCGTCAACTGGTTTATGGGGCCAAGCGTCAGCGACCCCGATGGGGAGGCTTGGTACGAGCCCGGCAGTGCGAGCATCTTCGTCAACAGCGGCCGTGGGCGAGCGATTCCCCACGAAGTTATCCACTCGGCGCTCGACGCCTGGATGCCTCAGGGCCGCCCGGACGATTCGTTCTCTTGGAAAACACCCAGGCGCACATCGGCACGCTCTTTTGCTGACGACTTGGACATGCCCGTTGAGACAAGGGGCGGACGGGAAACGCCAGAGCAGCAGATGATGAGGCTGAATGGCATCAGTCCCTACGAGGCCGGCGACTGGGCCAATGCTTTTGACGATGCAATCTACAACCGCCACCCGCCCGAGATGCGGGCTCGCCTTATGGAGTTGAAGTTGTTGCAGGGCTTGAGGGAGGGCCGCATGCCAGAGACGCCGCTAGAGAATCGGCGTCTTCTCCAGCGACTGCTGGACGAGCCGTCCTTCCAGGCTGACCCGCTTATTGAGCGCGGGCCGCTCAAGGGGCAGCAGTACCCGGGCTTTAGAGATCAGCAGCGAGCACTTCAACTCAACTGGCAAACGCTCACGCCTGAGGGCAAAGAGCAGATACGAGACCTGTTCTTCAGGCTTGGGGACACCAACAAGCCGGAGGCCGGGCGTGCCTGAGCAGTACGACAAGAGCCAGGGTCAGTCACCGACCAACCGCGCCTACCTTGCTGCGGCCGATGTCGTGGACAAGGAACTCTCCAGGGCGGGGATCAGTCTGCCCGACGAGCGCCGGGCCGGGATCATTGAGGGCCTGGTCGGTGCCGCCCAGGGGGTGCCCATCGAGCCAGGCTCAGACGCAGCCCAGTTTCGGGCCCTTGTGGAAATGGGCCAGGCGATTGGCCAGCGGCCGTCGCTAGAAGACTTCCGCAACGCTGGCATCACGGACCTGTTTGGCTATGACGCCTCGCTGGATTCCCTGCATGCCAACCAGCGGCAAGGGTTCGGCGGTTACGGCTGGACCCAAGAGAAGATCGACAAACTGGGCCGCATGCCCAACCCGAGGGAACTCTCCGAGGATGGCCGCAGTGCCTGGGAGTGGAAGCGGCGCAAGGACTTTTTGGATTCGCTCGTCGCCACGGGCGATTCGGCCGAGTCTGGCGTGCAGTCAGCCGAGAAGGCCATGGCCCTGAGCGGTGGCGTCGGCGCGGCCATGTCCCCTCCTGACAAGGAGGCTATTCGCCGGTCGCTGCTGGATAAGGCGGTAGGCGAATACGAACAACAGCGAGGAAGGACTCACGGAGAGAGCGGCCTGCTTGGGTCAATGCAAAACCCAGAAGAGTACACGGCCGGCAAGGTAATTTCTGGCATGAACGCATTGCCAGAGGCCGCATGGCGGCAGGTTGCCACCAGCAAGTCGAGCAGCCCCCCGTCGAGTTTTGCTGCGGCAGCCGCTGCCGGCGGGACCTCGATGCCCTATAGCGTTTCAGGTCAGGGCAAGCCCGAACTGCTGACCAAGCACCTCCCAGACGCCCTCGATCACGCCAGCGCTCAGGCGGCAGCCCGGCGAGTTGAGCCCTTGGTGATGCGGGGCTATACGCCAGACCAGAGCGCCGAGGCCTTCAGCGAGGTGTCGAACGCGACCCCGCTCACCTACGACGAGCACTACTACAAGCAGAACGGGACTTACCCAAGTTACCTGCATAGCAGTGCCGCGACATTCCTGAACGGCCTGCTCGACCCGTCCGTTCTGGCTACTGGGCCGGCGGCCAGGGTTGCGTCCCTGGCAGGCAAGGGCCTTCGCATGGCCGGCGTAGCGTCACGGGGCTCTTGGATCAGGCCACTGCTTAGTGCCTATGGTCGATCCGTATACCGGGACGCTGCGCCACTGGCCAAGTACCCGATCCTCGCCGCCGCGCTCAAGGAAACTGCCGAAGAAACGCCAACGAACGTCGCCCTTAACTTCGCGCTCGGCGTGGGCCCCAGGCTGAACCAGCCAGAAGACGAGACGATGCGCACCGAGTCGCCGCTGCCGACAGACTGGTTCTCCTCCGGCGTCGATGCCCGCAAGGACCTGTGGAAGCAGGACCCGGAGACGGGCAAGTGGGTCGCGCCCTCGGACGATGAGATCAGGGCAGGCATTGCCAAGCGCGAGGCAGCCGCCGCGAACGCCCCTCTCAGGGGCATGTCCTACGTCAATCAGTTGCCAACAGGGCCGTCCAAGCAGACGAATGCCCGTTGACCCAATTCAGATGTAGCGCAAGACTCGCTTGAGGTGGTCATCACTCAGGAGGAGTTATGTCTGAAGAAGTAGTCGATCAGGTTGATTCGGGCGTAGTGGAATCCACTGATTCCTCGGTTGAAACCGCATCCGCCCCCGATTCCGGCTCGCCAGTCGAGTCTGGTTCCGCTGGTTCATACCAGCATCAGCAGCAGAACACTCCATGGGATGCCTTCAAGCGGCTCCCCGAGTTTCAGGGCGCTGACGACCGTGCTATCGCGGCCCGTCTCTACAACGCCATGGAGAGGGAAAAGGCCGCTTCCCGGGCCTTGGCGCAGTACCAGCAGGTCGTCCCCTACGCCCAGGAATACCTGGCGAACCGCCGCGACTTTGAGGCCTGGCGGAAATCGCAGAGCCAGCAGGTCCAGCAGCATCCGCAGGTTGCCCAGGCCCAGGGGCTCCAGCGCCCCGACCAGCAGTCAGCGCAAACAGCCAAGGGCTGGTGGAATCCGCCCCAGGTGCGCGACTCGTACAAGCGCTTTCTCGTCAAGGACGAGGACGGCCGCGAGGTGGTTGACCCTAGCGCACCGCCGTCCGCCAAGGAAGAACTCTACGAGTACCAGCAGTACAAGGCGGACTTTGCCAAGAAGTTCCTAGAGAACCCTGAGGGTGCCCTCGGCCCGATGGTGCAGGAAATGGCCGCGAAACAGGCCCAAGAGATCGTCAACCAGCAGTTTGAGAAGGTCAACAACGAGCAGTTCGTCAGCACTGTTGAACAGCAGAACAGTGATTGGTTGTTCGATCCTCAGACAGGCAATGTCACACCGGAGGGGTTGCTTGTACATAAGTATGTCGAAGAGGCAAGAGAAGCCGGAATCCAAGGCCCGCAGAAGCGGTGGGAATACGCCGTAGCAATGACCGAAAGGGAGTTGCTGGCGCGGGCCTTCGATGAAAGCCAATCTGCTCATCAGGCAAACCTAGGGCAAAGCGCACAGCAGTTCATGGCATCTCAGCAGCAGCCGGTGCAGCAAGCACCTCCTGCTCAAGAGGTCAGGCCAGAACAGCCGCGTCAACCCGACCTTGCCAAGCAGAACATGGAGTACTTGCGACGAGAGGCTGCGAGAAATCCCAGCCGATCAGCCGGTACCGCCAACAACGACTTCCGGGCCCCGAAACAAAAACGAACCTTTGAAGAACTCCTCAGGGAAGACGCAAGTTCCCGAGGGCTAATCTGAAAGGATAAGCAGAGATGCCTAGCAGCACTGATTGGGCACGTTCCATTGGCACGACCATTATCAACTACCTCCGCGAGGAGGAGTTGGCCACATTCCGTAAGTTCAAGGTGTTCGCAGCCCTTGAAGGTAGCGGTAACGTGGTTATGAATCAGGGTGGCCGAGGGATCGACTGGCAAATCAGGTATAGGAATCAGCCTGTTTCGGGAAACAATGGTGAGACGCCTCGCGTCTTCTCGCGTCAGAACCTGTGGGTCGATGCCCAACTCCCGTACCGTGGCTATCAGGTGACGGACAGCATCTACAAAAAGGAGATGCTGGAGAACCGTGGCCAGCAGGCCCTTATCAATGTCGCTGGCAAGATGGCAAGCCGGCTTCAGGAGTCGATGGAGCAGCACCTTTCCAAGGAGGTGTACATTGACGGTAGCGCTGCCGGTAACGAGTTGCGATTCCATGGCCTGGAGTCGTTTTTCGGGATCAACGGCACGGTGAATATCGGCACGGGTGCCCAGCGGACGGCCAACGCTGCCGACATGTTTGGCTTCCCCGCCGACACCTATGCCGGCGTGAACACCGGGCTCGGTGCCGTGGCCGGCTCGCAGATCAGTGGCGTGTGGCCGAACGGCGTGGCTGATCCCGAGTATGACTTCTACAGCCCGGTGGTCGTGAACTACACCAGCACCGCCTTCGGTGGCCTGACGGCTACCTGGGCTGACAACTGCGTGGTGGCTACCCGTGAGGCGATCCACCAGACGAAGCGGAACGACACCAAGGAGTCGGAGATCGACATGGTGTTGCTCGACCGCAAACTCTACATCCAGTACCTCAACAAACTCGACTCCAAGGAGCGAGTCATCGTGACCAAGCAGAATGGTCTGAAGTCTTACGGCTTCAACGATGTGTTTGAGCAGGACGGGGTGGAGATTTCGACGGAATACTCGGTCCCTGCCAACTGCGGATACGGCTTGTCCATCGCCAACATGGAACTGCGTTGCATGGAAGGAAGCCTGATGACAGCCGAAGGTCCGTTCTATAACGAAGACCTGCAATCCTATCGGTATGTCGTGTCCGTTTTGGCGAACCTGCGTTTCCGTTCCCCGCGTAACTTCTTCAAGTTGCAGGCGATTGCCTGAGCCTAAGCCCACAAGGATAAAGACCAAATGAGCAATCTCGACTCTGATCCGTGGTTCCCGCGTGGCACGACCCTCGGCGTCACGGCGACCGACCAGGGCACTGGCATCGTCGGCACGCAGCGGTGGTTCATGGACACGACTCCGGCTGGCGTGGTGAACAGCAACGCCCCGGTCAAGTGCATCGCCATGCGGAACACCTCGGGTGGCACGCTGGCTGCCGGCACGGTGGTGAAGGCCAAGACGACCGCCCTGCTGTCCGAAGTGGACGGCAACGCCACGGTTGACTCGCCCATCGTGGGCGTCGTGGACGAGTACCTGACGGCGGCGGTTGCCAACAACGACATCTTCTGGCTTGTCGTTGCCGGCCCGACCTCCGCGACCATTGGTACGGGTGGCGTGACCCAGGGCAACTTTGTGTCGATTGCAACCGGCACTGTGGTTGCCAGCGTGGCCAACAAGACGTTTGGCGTTGCCCTTGCCACTGCCTCGGCCGCCGCTCTGGGCCGGGTTCTGGTGGGCATCGGCGGCTACTCGTCCCGCGTCTCGACTCCGTGATAGTGGCGTAACACGGGCGTCATTGCACCGCACCGATGACTGTCCCGCAGGATGGTTGTCGGTGCGGTGCTGTTTTGTGGAGGCCCCATGTTGATCTCAGAGACCTGCGTTCAGGTCACCGCCCCTCTTGATGGCCTTGCCCAAAAGGTCAGGGGTTTCGTCACTGTGGCCCGCCTCAAGGCTGAGAACGGCCTGACGGTGGCCGAGTTTGGCGAACTCTTCCTGGCCCTGATGCGGGTCGCCATCGAGGCTGCTGACACGCTGTCCGCTGCGGGCTCCCAGAAGAAGGAACTCGTCCTCGACGCCCTCACGCTGCTGTTCGATGAGGTCGCTGACAAGATGGTGCCGATCTACCTCTGGCCCATATGGGTCGTGGCCCGCCCCGCCGTCAGGGCATCACTGATCGCCGCCGCCTCTGGCGGGATCGAGGTCGTCCTCCAACTCGTCAGGAAGGCATCGTGATTACTGCCATCTGCATTGGTGCCGCCGCAGCCTTGGTGTTTGGCCCTGGTGTCAGGGAGTGGCTCCAGGCCCTCAAGCCAGCGCCAGTGCCCGAGCGTGCCAAGGCACCCAAGAAGCCGGTCGCCAAGAAGCCCAAGAGGCCCCGCGATGAGTGAGAAGACTCGCCACTATCTGGCTGCGTTCTTTGGAGCCGCCGCCGTCGTGTCGATGCTCCAGACCGCACCGCCGGCTCCGGCCCCTACTCCCGACAGCAACCCGCCCAAGATCGTGCTGGCCGGGAAGTTCATCGGCCCCACGGCAGCCGAGGACGCAGCCTGCGTTGCCGCCTTGTGCGACGAGTTTGCCAGGATCGTGACCGCCGATGGCGAGCGAGACACTCCAAGGCTCAAGACCGGGGTGCAGTTCGATGAACTTCGGATCGCCGCCCGCGAGAACCGCACTGGTGGCGTGTCCATTGGCGACCGCCAGCCCAAGGCAAGGGACGAGATCAAGCACTTCTTGGAAGAGGCTCTCGGCATTAGCGGTGGGCCGGTGACGCCAGAGCAGCGAGCCAAGTGGGCGGACGCTTTCATGGCCATCTCAAGGGCTGCCAGCCGTGCCGCAGGAAAGTAAATACCTCCGGCTGCTGGCTGTCTTCCTGCTGCTTGTTGCGGCGGGAATGGCCTTCTCCCGCCTAGCCGTGAAGGCCAAGTCGGACTTCGGCTATGTGCCCAACCCCGAGGGCACGAAAGAGTTCCTGTCCGAACTGGACGAGCCGCTGTTCGCCCAGGCCGGCGAGGGCGCGATCAAGGAAGCCAAGGGCAAGGACACGTTCCTCTACAGGTCTGCCCAGAAGGCACACCAAGCCTACTACGGTCAGCCGTGGGTAGTTGGCCGGCAGGGAATCGGGGACTGCGTTTCCTGGGGATTTTCTCATTGCGTATGGATAGCCCAAAGCGTGGATTGGGAGACCGGCCGCCTCGCCAACCCACCGCCCTTCCCCTGTACGGAAAGTTGCTATGGCGGGTCCAGGGTAGAAGCCAGAGGCAAGAAGCAGGCTGGCTACTCAGACGGCAGTTACGGCGGCGCTGCTGCCAAGTGGCTGCGCGACTGGGGCGTCATCTACAGGGAGCAGTACGAAGGCCACGACCTGCGGCAGTATTCAGCAGACCGCGCCAAGAACTGGGGCAACTGGGGCAATGGTGGCCAGAACGATCAGGGAAAACTCGATGCTGAGGCCAAGCGCCATCCAGCCAAGCACGTTGCGCTGGTCAGGAACTTCAAGGAAGCCGCAGCGGCCATCGAGTCCGGTTTCCCGATAGCCGTCTGTTCCGGGTATGGCTTCAGGTCCACAAGAGACTCTCAAGCCTTCTGCGCGCCATCTGGGTCCTGGGCCCATTGTATGGCCCTGATTTCAGTGCGATACGACAGGCCTGGATGCCTGTGCCTTAATTCATGGGGTCCGAATTGGGTGTCAGGGCCTAAGTGGCCCGAGGACATGCCCGAGGGTTCTTTCTGGATCGACGCCAAGGTCATTGACGGCATGCTGTCTGGCGAAGACTCGTTTGCTGTCGGCAGTGTCGAGGGCTTCGGCTGGCGTGACCTGCACCATGGCAACTGGCTGGCCCCTGCCCCGCAGGACGAACGGATTTCGTTTCTTCTGGCCCTCTAGGGAGATGCTCGATGGTTACCGTGTCCAAGACATCGCTGATCCTGATCTGTGTCGCCTGTGTCTTTATTGG